GAAACAATGCAATTGCTTTATTAGCAAATGTTGATGAATACAAATACAATGTAATTTCAGCTCCGGGTTTAACTCAACAATATCAAGCTTCTCAAGTAAATAATATTGTAAATAATACAATTGCAAGAGGTGATGCTATCGCAATCATAGACTTAAGAGGATATGGAGCTCAAGTAGGAAACGTAATAAACCAAGCTGCAGCTTTCGATTCTAGCTACGCTGCTACATACTGGCCTTGGTTGCAAACTATTGATCCTAACACAGGTGAGGCAGTTTGGGTACCAGCTTCTACAATGTTACCAGGTGTATATGCCTTTACAGATGCTTCAAGCGATCCATGGTTCGCACCAGCAGGTATTACTAGAGGTGGATTAGGTCAAGTAATTAGAGCTGAAAGAAAATTAACAGCTTCTAACAGAGATGAACTATATGAAGCAAATGTTAACCCAATTGCCACATTCCCTGGAAATGGAGTAGTAGTATTTGGTCAGAAAACACTTCAGAAACGTGCCTCTGCTCTTGACAGAATAAATGTAAGAAGATTGTTAATTGCCCTTAAGAGCTATATCGGTCAAGTAGCAGAAGGATTGGTATTCGAACAAAATACAGCCGCTACTAGAAACAACTTCTTGAGCCAAGTAAACCCATACTTAGAATCTGTACAACAAAGACAAGGTTTGTATGCATTTAAAGTAGTAATGGATGAAACTAACAACACAGCAGATGTGGTAGATAGAAACGAGCTAGTGGGTCAAATATTCTTACAACCAACTCGTACTGCTGAATTCATTGTGTTGGATTTCAACGTGTTGCCAACTGGTGCAGTTTTTCCTGCATAAGGAGTTAAAATTAGATATTTATAATAAAATAAAGCATATATAAAATGGCAGTATTAGATCCAAACGAAATATTCTTCACAGCTTTTGAACCAAAGCAGCAGAATAGATTTATAATGTATATAGATGGTGTCCCTTCCTATACCGTAAAAGGTATGGGAGCGGTAACATTGACTCAAGGAACAGTAAAACTTAACCACATCAACGTAGAACGTTATGTTAAAGGTAAAACTACTTGGGGACAAATCCAATTCACCCTATTTGACCCAATCACTCCTTCTGGTGCACAAGCGGTAATGGAGTGGGTTAGATTACACCACGAATCTGTAACTGGTAGAGATGGATACTCTGATTTCTACAAGAAAGACTTAACATTCAACGTGTTAGGCCCAGTAGGTGATGTAGTATCTGAGTGGATTATCAAGGGTGCTTTAATTACTGAAGCTAACTTTGGTGAATATAGTTGGGATAATGAAAGTGCAGCTGTTAACTTAACAATGACTGTTCAACCAGATTACTGTGTATTGAACTTTTAATTCAATTTTTTATATAAATTTTTTAACCTACCCTATTACTAGGGTAGGTTTTTTTATATATTAAAAAAAAATAGTTTGGATTTGTAAAAATCCTTTATTACCTTCATATTTATCATCGAACAAAAGTTATATTTAAAACAAGTATATGGCCGAATTTAAGTTACCTACCGAAACAATCGAATTACCCTCCAAAGGCTTATTGTATCCTTCCGACAGTCCACTTGCTAGTGGTACTATTGAAATGAAATACATGACCGCTAAAGAAGAGGATATCTTAACCAACCAATCCTATATTCAAAACGGAACAGTATTGGACAAATTGCTCCAATCTTTAATCGTTACCAAAATTAGCTATGATGATTTGCTAATTGGAGACAAAAATGCAATTATGATTGCTGCTCGTATTCTAGGATATGGTAAAGATTACAAATTCATGTATCGTGGGGAAGAAGAAGTAGTAGATTTATCTAAAATAGAAAATGCTCCATTACACGAGGAGGTACAAAAAGCTAAATCCAACGAATTTGCCCTCACCCTCCCAGGTTCAGGCAACGTGGTTACATTTAAACTATTAACTCATGGTGATGAGAAAAAAATAGAGCAGGAATTAAAAGGATTAGCTAAGATAAATAAAAACAATTCCTCCACCATCACTACCAGATTAAAATATCAAATTCTTTCCGTCAACGGGGAAACAGAAAAACCCAAAATTCGAGAATTTGTAGATAATTATCTCCTAGCTCAAGATTCAAGAGCATTAAGAGAAAGAATAAAAGAATTAAGTCCGGATGTAGATTTAACTTTTTTTCCCGAAAATGGGAACAACCGAGTCGACATTCCAATTGGACTTAACTTTTTTTGGCCTGACCTCTAAAACAGCCCCCGAATTTAGATTAACAGTATTTAAACAGATTCATGAAATCGTATTCCACGGACAAGGTGGATACGATTGGAATACTGTTTATAATATGCCGTTATGGCTCCGTAAATATACGTTTAATGAAATTCGCACATACTATGAACAGCAAAGTGAGACTATTAAAAAACAACAGTCATCTAACGCTAAAAGTTTAGTTAGTCCTGATGGTACTGTAAATACTCCTGAATTCATGAAAGCCTCCAAAGAATTTAAAGGTAAAACAAATTATAAATAATCATATTTATAACATATACCTTAATAATATATGGTTAATCAGGAAGAATTAGAATACCAAAGAAGACTCAGGGAAGAAATAGAGGAAACACTATTGCTCCAACGTAGTTTTACAGATGAAGCACTAAGGGCAGCTAGAGCAGTATTAGGTACAAGTGAAAATGCTACAAGAACTTCTCAAGCTTTTAGACAGGTTTCAAATTTAACAACTCGTATTGCTAACGAGATGAAAGATGTAGTTCAGGGAAATAGAGATATAGAAACACTTCAAAGAACTCAACAAAAACGCTTAGAAGCTATAAATAAGCTATCTACAGAATTTAATTTAGCAGCTAACCAAATATTTAATACTAACCAAAGTATAGCTAACTTATTAACTGAACAAGTTAGTACCCAAGAAAAACAACAAAGAATATACGATGTTCTTAATGACCAAACCCTCACTTTAAGTGATGAAGAAAGAACTCTTCTTGATTTATACGCTAATCAATATGAAACTTTAGCAAAACAAGAAGAAGAAATGAAAAAAATCCAACAACAAGCCGAGGAAATGAAAAAAGTTACTGGCGGAATGTTTGGTATGGCTCAGGGGGCAGATGAAATAATAAAAAAATTAGGTGGGGGTAAATTTAGTGAAGCTTTAGGTCTTAATAGTGCTATTAGTAAAAGTAAAGAATATGCTCAATCTTTACTAGATGCAAATGGAGGAGTTGCTCAAGCCGGAGATAAATTTAAAGTATTAGGAAATTTAGCAGGAAATTTAGGAAAAAATCTTACTAAAGCATTAGGTCCATTAGGCTTAATTATGGAATTTGTTCAAGGTCTTTTACAAGCAGATAAAGAAACTACCGAACTCCAAAAATCTATGGCTTTGACTAAAACCGAAGCTGTAGGGGTTAGAATGGGCTTAACAGAAGCTGCCAATCAATCAGGTAATATAAACATAACTGCTACTAAATTATTAAAGACATTTGGTGACTTAAACAAACAATTTGGTTTTATAACTAATTTCTCTAATGATACTTTAGTTACAATGACTAAATTAACTGAAGTAGTAGGAGTTAGTTCTACATCCGCAGGAAATTTAGCTGCTGCTTCTGAAATTACCGGAACAAGCTTTGAATCTAACTATAAAGATGTATTAGCTACTAGCTATCAACTCCAAATGCAATCTGGAGTTCAAATGGATTTAAGAGATATTTTAGAACAAACTGGTAAAGTAACAGGTACTGTTAGAGCTAATTTAGGTGCTAATCCTTCATTAATAGCTAAAGCAGTTACACAAGCTAAATTATTTGGTGCTTCTTTAGAACAAGTAGCAAATGCCGGAAAACAGATGCTTGATTTTGAATCTTCTATTACTGCTGAACTAGAAGCAGAATTGCTATTAGGTAGAGACATAAATCTTGAAAGAGCAAGAGCAGCAGCTTTAGCAGGTGATCAAGTTACATTAGCACAAGAATTACAAAAAGAAGCTGGTAACTTCTCTGACTTTACTAAAATGAATGTTATCCAGCAAGAAGCATTAGCTAAAGCTATGGGAATGACTTCAGACCAATTAGCTGATATTTTGTTTCAACAAGAAGTACAAGGCAAATCTGCTAAAGAATTAAGGGCATTAGGTAAAGATGAATTAGCCGATAGATTAGAAGCTCAAGATCTTCAAACTAAATTCAATGCTACTGTAGAAAAATTAAAAGCTATTTTCGTAGATGTAGCTACAGCATTAACTCCTATACTAAGTGTATTAGGAGATGTTTTTAGCATAGTAGGAAAAATATTTGAATTTTTAAGTCCTATAATGGGAACTATAACAGGTATTGCAACAGGTTTTGCAGTAGGAGGTCCAGTTGGTGCCATAATTGGGGGTGCTTTAGGAGCTACAGGAGATATTACTAAAGCTACATCAACTGCTGATGATGCTGTAATACCTGCTGGTTATGGTAATACTGTAATTAAAAAAGGTAAAGATACTATAGCACTAAACAACAACGATACAGTTGTAGCAGGTACAAATTTAATGTCTCAAAACCAAAATCCTACTCCAGTAGACAATACTGAAGCAAAACGTACTAATCAATTACTAGAAAGATTAATAAACCAACCAGCAGTATTTAAGATAGGAACAGATGAATTCTACACATCTACCTCAAAATATAGCTATCAAGTTCAATAATATTTAATATTTATAATAAATTAAACCCCACATACAATGGCATTATTAGATAAATTACAAAAAGATGGTACAGTATTAACTCCTTTAAGAGGTACTAGACCAACAGCCACTCTAGTAAAAGATGTAATCCAGGTAAATGATACTTTCTCTAAAGGACAATACCAGAATTACGTTGTTAACACTCCTAGAGCTCAGGATCTTACAGGCAACAAGTAATATTAAATGGCCGCGTTAATAAGCCGAAATACAGACCTAAAATCTTTACGGTACGGGCAGGATAGAGTAGGTGGTGGGAGTAGTAATCAACCTTATATCAAATCTCCTATTCCCGAAAAAGCAAACCAACTAGACCGTAGCGGGGGAGTTGACTTTCTCTTACGTGGTGGAACGTTAACCCCTTCTAGAGCTATTGAGGATGTATCTAGGTTAACTAAAATGTTTTTTGACTTTAAGTCCCCAAATGGAGTACTTTTTACCGCTAAACAAAATCTATTATCTAGAACAGGTGTAAAAACACAAGCTAGCGGGATCTTAAATGAAGGTGTTTATTTACCTACCTCTACTATTTTACAAGCAGGAGGAAATGCATTTGGCATTCATTTAAACAAACAGGGTATAAACCCATTTAGAAATACTTCCCCAGACAATGGTACAGGTAGTCTATTTGGATTAAGAGATCCTTTAGGATTAAATGTATATGCCCAAGTTATAAAAAATAATCAACCTAAAAAAGACAATAGGTTAGTTCAATTAGCAAACAGAAAACTTGGTGTATCCCCCAATGATATTTCTACAACTCCATTATCTTTTTCACCTCTTGGTACAATTATAAATGTAGTTTCCAATATTTTATCTGTTTCTTCACAAATTTCTACTAACTCTGATGAAATTTTAAAATATGGAGGTGGACCTGGTTCTACTTTAGGTGTTGGAAAAACAATTATAAAAAGATACAGTTTTACAGATGAAGGAAAAACTAAAGCTGAGGTTGCACCTAAATCCACAAAAAACGTATATGGTAAAACATTTTTCCCAAGCATAACCCCTACCCAAACTACCCAGGGAGGAGTTTTTGCTCTTGGAAACGCTTACCGTTCAAATTTATATAATAACACAAACAGTGGTTTAAATTTTGATATAGTAGGAAATAGTATTTTTAAAGGTAAATATTATGTTTTAGATTCCTCAACTATATTTAAAAAAACAAAAGACGAGCTTTCTTCAGATAATACCCAAATATCAGATTTTAGAACCCAAATTCCTTCCACTCAAATATTTGCAGGGGGAAAAAAGAATATATTATCTGCAGCTCCGGATTACAAAACTAAAAATATTGAAAACAGAGTTAATTTAGGAGATCCGGGTAGAAGAGATAAAGATGTTTCTAGCTACACTAAAGGATTGGGATCTAAAGCATCTAGAGATTTAATTAATGCCCACCCCTTATATAAGTCTACTAAGGCAGATCATGGGGGAGATAGAAACGATTTAGTTAAATTTAGTATAGGCATTATAGATAATAATTCCCCTAGTGATAGAACATACATCCATTTCCGTGCATTTTTGGATTCAATGGATGATCAATACACTGCGGAATGGAATCCTTTTAAATACATGGGTAGAGGTGAAAACTTCTATAGATATAATGGGTTTACTCGTACTGTAAATTTAAGTTGGACAGTAGCTGCCCAATCTAAAGAAGAATTGATACCAATGTATCAAAAGCTAAACTTTTTAGCTTCATCCTTAACACCTGACTATTCTGCTAATGGTTACATGAGAGGTAATTTAGCTGTACTTACAGTTGGTGGATATATGTTTGAACAACCTGGTATAATAACAAATATAAACTATTCAGTCCCTACTGAATCTCCATGGGAAATTGGAATAAGTGATACTGCAGGATTTGACCATACTGTTAAAGAAATGCCACATATAATTAGAGTAACAGGATTTAGCTTTATACCAATTCATGAATTTGTACCTAGCTTACAAGAAAACAGATACAGAGGGACATACGCTAATAAAAATGGTAATGATCTTAGAAGAGTTATTAGTGAATTTGGAAAAGAAAGATATATAGCTTTATCTAGAGATACAGATCCCGATGCTTCAACTACAAATTATAATCCACCTAATGATTATACTTTTGGAGATAAAGGTATAAAAACAAATAAACCTAGTTTACCAAATCCAAATCCACCAAAAATTCCAACTCCTACCTCTCTTGCTAGAAGGGATTCATCCCTTAATGTTGTTCCTGTTCCTGCTAGAAATTCAGTTATAGCTTCACCTGTTCAACCCCCAATTAATACTAATGCTGCCGTAGCAGATATTAGACAGGCTACTCAAATACGAAATCTTAGATTTTAACTTTCATAAAAACACAATATGAATCGTTACAAAAATGCACCTATATTTAAAAACCAAACAGGAAAACGATATTATGGTACAACCAAATATCCTGATATTCCTTTGAATTTTAGTGACATTTATGTATATTCAACTGTAGGTGATAGATTTGATTTACTAGCACTTCAGTACTATAGTGATTCTACTTTATGGTGGGTTATTTCAATAGCAAATCCTAACTTAACACAAGGCTCATATTATATACCTGAAGGATCTCAAATTAGAATACCATCCAATATTAGTAGAATTATGGCCCAATACGATGCATTAAACCAAATTTAAAGTTATGACCGGGAATATAGTAGGAGAACCGATTGAAGACTTTGTAGATTTACAAATTAGAACTAGACAATCTGCTCAATTTAGTGGATATGGGACTTCTCTTAGAACTAATAATCAACTCCAATATCTTAATAATAGAAATGCTTGGATAAAATTAGCTTCTTCTGTTAATGTATTAGCTGATGTTATCACTCCTTCTACTCCTGAAGCATTTGTAGCACAAAGATATGGGTTAGAGTTTACAGGTACAACAATACCTCTAGGAGAATCTAAACTTATAAATATAGGCATAACAGATACTTCAAATTATTTAGGTACTAAACTTGCAGAAAAAGCAGTATTATTTAATACTATTTCACAGTATACCCCTAGTGGTACTTTAAGTAATAATCGAGCAGGTGTTACTAACACCAGTGATTTGTGGAATGATAGTTTTATATATGGTATAGGTGGAACAGAATTTGGAATCCAACCACCACCAGGTATTATAGGAGTTACTATTGATTCTATTAATAGGGGTTCTATTCGAAAAGCAAATATAACACTCAAAGCTCATAATAAATTTCAATTTGATATCATTGAATTACTCTATTTAAGATTAGGGTTTACAATGATGTTAGAATGGGGATGGGATAAGTATCTTGATACTAATGGTGAAATTCAACAAATTCGCAATACTATAATTGAAGATGAATGGTTTAAAACTAATGGAACCACTCAACTTCAAATGCTAACTTCTATCCAGAAAAAAAGGAGAGACTACCAAGGCAACTATGATGGATTTTTTGGTAAAGTATCTAACTTTACATGGAATTTTAATCCTGATGGCTCATATGATATCTCAATTGATTTAATTACACTTGGGGATGTTATTGAATCCTTAAAAGTTAACACCTCAGTTAAAGCAAAATACTACCCAGATGGTGGTCTTTTTGAAGATATTAAGTTTCCAGAAGATAAAAGTAATACTAATATAGCTAAAGTTGCTACTTTAAATACTATAGGTTATTTTCTTTTCAATAAAATAAAAGAAATTACAAATAACTTTACTTATACACGTAATGGAAATGTAAATACTAACTATCCTAATTACATATCATTTTTTACAACAAATAAGACTTCATATAAAAGTCCCCAATATTATGTAAGGCTGGGTGAATTTTTAACTCAATTGGAAGGTTTAATAATACCTGTAGTACAAAATAATAATTCTCCTAAGTTTTCTCAAATTTCTTTTGAAAAAACGGGATGTTTAATTACATATTTTCCTAATCAAATTCCTTTAGATCCTAGAGTTTGTATTTTTAAACCATCTTTAAATTCTTATGGTGATATAACAGGTGTAGTTGACCCTACTTATTTTAACCTTGTTCCAATCCCTTATCTAGTTTCTGTTAATGGAAACATATATGGGTCACTTATGGATTTATATATAAATTTTGAATTCATTGCAGGATTATTATCAGCAAATGGAGGCCCAGACCAAGAATTATCTTTATTTAAATTTTTACAGGATTTGTGCAATGGGATAAATACTGCTTTAGGGGGAGTTAATAAATTAGAACCTGTTATAAAAGAAGATTACAAAATTACCATAATAGATCAAACTCTCTCATCACCTGAAGTTAAAGATACAGTTAGTTTGGAAGTATATGGCTACAATCCAGATAATCAAACTTCAAATTTTGTAAAAGATGTAAAATTTGTATCTAAAATTACACCTCAATTAGCTTCAATGGTTAGTATTGGGGCTACAGCTGCGGGCAGTTCAACTTCTGAAATAGATGGAACAGCATTCTCAAAATGGAGCGAAGGATTAGTAGATAGATTTGCTGAAACAATATCTGAACCTAATGGATTAGATCTTATAGCAGAACAAGAGCAAGCAGAAAAAACTAGAGAAAAATATGCAAAAAGATTTGTAGAATTTAATTTAGCAGATCAAAGTATTGGATCTTTACTTGAGGAAGCAAGTGAATCAACAAATGTTTTTAACGCCCAAGCTAATCTTTTAGGATACCAAGCTTCTCTAGCACTTAACCTTCTAACTCCAGCTTATGCTCAAGGATTAATAGACCAAGCAAGAGCAGATTTAGTTAGGGCAGAAAGTTTAGATAATGACTTAGGTGAAAAACGAATAGTAGCAGATGGGTATAGCGGGATTACAGGTGAAATGTTTTTTGAAGAATATTTAGCTAAAAGTATTGAATTTGAAAAAAATGAAATAAAAAACCAGATATTTGATCAAAATACTATTAGCCAACTAACTTCTACAAATTACGCTATATATTTAATTAAAGCTTTTGGGGGAACTTCAGGAGAAATTAAAGTTAGATTCTTTGAAAGTACCCCTAATCCAATAATTACAGGACTTGGGAGTCAAACAAGTTTTACAAGCCGAACAACAACTACTGAAAATTTACAAGTAGATATTAATCAAAGCCGTTACCTGGAATTTGATGATGTTTTTATTTCTCAAGGCAAGTCCGCATATAAAACTTACATAAATACTTTAAATAATAATAGATACACAGAAACTAAAACTCCTTCTAGTGAAATAGGTTTTATCCCCTTATCTTTTGAACTAGTACTAGATGGGATATCGGGTGTAAAAATATACAATAAACTAAAAATTAATAATAAATTTTTACCCTCAAACTACCCTGAATCCTTAAAGTTTATTATAACTAAAGTTAATCATACTATATCAAATAATAGTTGGGATACTTCATTATCTACTATTTCTATGCCTATAACTGAGCCATATAAATATAATCCACTCCCAACTCAAGCCTCAGTTGATAATACAAACACTAATATAAATGTTATAGGCCCACAACCTGATAATGGTCAACAATTCTTAATTTTAGATGGTAGAAATAGACGAGCTATTATGACTTTAGATAGTTTACTATCTGAACTAGATCCTGTAGCACGTCCATCATTTAGAAAATTCTTTGAAATTCTAACAGAAAAATATAGTGGCTATAAAGCTATAGTTAATGATGTTAGACGCACATGGGAAGAATCATATAATTTAAAAAAGGCCAATTCCAAAAATGCAGATCCTGGAAGATCTCAACATAATTATGGGTTAGCAATTGATATAAACATTGAAACCCCTGCTAGTACTACTAGAAGAACATTATTAAAAAATAATAAAACTCCATGGATAGAAGAAGGAGTAGATAAAGTAGCAAAAGAGGCTAATCTTAGATGGGGTGGAGATTTTACTGGATATATTGATTGTGTCCATTTTGACTATGGTTATAATATCGATACAGCATACAGGCAAGTAACTACTCAAGCTAAAAATTTAGATCCAACTATTGTCCCACCATTTACTGGATTTACAAATGAAGTTTTAGTAAAATGTAGAAAAATAGATAACTTAATTAAACAAGGTAAAATAAAATTAGCATAATGTATTACCCAAAATCACAAGTTAAAACTAATTTATACACTAACGGGGGAGATTTTATTTTATTGAATAGTTCTACTCCATATAAAGGATATTATTACACAACCTCTAATGGTAGATACTTTAGTGGTAGAACCCCAAATGAATCTCCTTCATTTGAAATAGTTAAGATTAATCAAAACGAACCTACTACAAATTTACCTCCAAGTTTACAAATAGAAAATTTTCCTATAGATAATTTGTATATAATAGAGAATGGGTATGCTAATTCTACTCGTTTATCTTTTAATCAAAACCCTCCTTCCCCACCAAAACAATCTTATCCGGTTATAACCGACAACGACTATAAACTAGGAGAATTTCAAAGATATTTCCTTAAAAAAGGTAACGAAACCCAATTTATAGAAATATCTCTAGAAGACTATAGAAAGTATGTAAGCCGAGATAAAGACGTAATGTTTGAACTCTACACCCCAATCCAAATAAACTGGATATTAACAGGAGAAGAAAAACAAGTTTATCAAGTAAACCAAGGTATAGTAGCTAGAACAGAACGCGAACAAAACCTACCAGGATTTACACAATATTTCAGAGGTAAATTCACTCAGTTTTACAAATAACTAGGCTCTATAACAGAGCCTTCTTATATTTACACAAATAAAGGTTACGCAATGTACTGGTTAATAGAAGATACAGACCAACTTAAAAATTTCTATAATTTAGGATACAAGGAAGCATTCATAGAGATAATACCCTCAAATGATAAAATTCACCCAATCCAAAACACTGTATCTTTGGTGTATATTCGCCCGCTTTTAGCAACTAAAGGCTTTATGCTAGGAGTGTCCCACAGCGAAACGCTAAACGAAATATCGCAACACATTACCGCAATTCTACAAAAATTTGATGTGTTGTATTGTAGGGATAAAAAGGAAATATTACATTATTTTCCAATTAAGCATTTGCTTGACATAACACCCCCTCCTCATCCGTATATACGCCCATCTACAACAACACACGATCTATTTTATAGAAACCATGGTTCAAACATAGAGGTAAACAAAATTATCCCTATTGTTAAACACTATGAGGTGTGCGAACAAATGTATAATGATTTGCTACCAAACATGTGTGAGCCTAAAACACAATATCACAAGTTTTTTAATAATAAAGTAACAGTAGTGTTTAACGCTATTGAACAAAACGGTTTACGTATCAATAAACCCGAATTTGAAAATTATTTTACTAAAACCAATTCGGATTTTGTCTATACACAATACAATTTAAAAACAACAACAACAAGACCATCAAACACATTTGGAGGAATTAACTATGCGGCGCTCAATAAAGAAAACGGTTGTAGAAAAAGCTTTAT